GTACCCTGTTCGATTGTGAACGAGTATTTTCCTGCTGCCATTACTATAAATATTTATTAATAAATATGGTTAGTTTCTGTACTCATCGTATATTTTTATAACATTCTCAACAATTTCGTGACGATGGTTTGTTTTTAATGTGACAACACTAAACCCAGCTACATCCTTCATATGCTTACAAATAAAATCAAATCCAGAAGTTTTTTTATCCTTTAAGTCAATCTGAGCTGTATCTCCGCACAAGAGCATTCTACTTCCTTTGCACAAACGTCCAAGCAAGAGTTCCATCTGCCTATCGGTAATATTTTGAGCTTCATCAACTACTACACAACAATTGGACAAGTTTCTTCCTCGCATAAAACCAAGTGGAATAACTTCAATTAATCCTTCTTGGATTTTCTTATCAATTATTTCCTTCTTGTACAGCCTATACATATTATCATATACAGCTGCGGTGTAGGGAGCTAGCTTAGCATCTTTATCGCCTGGAAGAAATCCTATCTCTTCTCCAGAAGTTACTGCTGGTCGAGTTAGTACTATTCTTTCCACTTCCTTTCTAAATAATAGATCCAAGGCTACTTGTGCAGCTACCATGGACTTACCACTACCAGCTGCTCCTTTTAATACTGTGATTACACTCGAAAGAATTATTGCCTTTGCTTGCTTTTGTTCTTCGTTTAAATTGATCTGAAACTTGATTGGGTTTTTGATCTTTTTGCCTGGTGTGTTTGAAACCTCTTCCATGATATTAATTTATTATAAATAGTCAACAAAAGCAAATAAAAAAGCCCCACTTTTGGTGGGGCTCTTTTTGTTAGACTAAAATCCTAGTTTACAGGTTGTTCAAGTCTGCTACGTATACTTTTCCGTAGAACTCTGGACGAGTTACAACTTTAGCGTAACGGGTCATTACACCACGTCTTGGGATAAAGTTGTTTGGATCGTACACAAGAGGTGTAAGCATCAACGGAATGTAAGGAGCATAAACTGCACCAGTTTCAAGGAACTGAGTACCACGGAAGCCCATCAAGATGGTATTCTCGGTCATGTACGGGTTCTTGTAAACTTGGTAGCGGCTAGTCAAAGCGCCTACTTTCTGAACACCCATTGCAAACTTCATTTTGGTACCATCACCATCAGCAGCATATCCAGGGATAGACTCAAGGATAGTAGATACAGTTGGAGAACATACAAGGAAGTTAGCACCACCACGCATAGTCTTAGCATGAATTTGGTTACTTACTTTTTGCAGTTTAGTACCAAGAGTTGCAAACCAAGTACCTTGAATATAAGCTTGACCGTTGAACTGGCTAGTAGCAAATGTGCTAGTAGCTGAGTTCCACTCCTGACCCACTTTAGCTGACCAGTAGTCGGTAGTAGCGGCAGCAGCAATAAGCATGTCAAGGATTTCGAGGTCGATTTCCATAGAAACATACTCAGACAACATAGCTGTCAATTCACCTTCAGCGTCGATTGAATGGTAAGCATTCAAGTCTTGAGCAAATTCCGGAGTCCAGCTAGCTTTCAGTTTACGAGTCTTAGCTGTGATTGGAATTGAACGCATTTGAAGTTCAATTTCAGGAATGTTAAGGTTAGTGTCAAGTGAACGTGCAGTAGAGGTTACTCCAGTACTTTCAAAGTCGTTCCTATTGTTGTTAGTAGGTTGGATTGAGAAAGAAACAGCGGCTGAGAACGAGCCGGTTGTTACAGCAGAACCAGTGACGATAAACACTAGGTCGTTACCACTCTGCTTAGTAAATGCTGGAAGGTATCCAGTTCCTGCTGGAAGTGCAGATGATCCAGAGAAAGGAATGAATGCACGAACTGCGTAAGGATCAGCGGTTGTGTTATTAGTAAAAAAGTTAGTAAAGGTCAGCTTTTTAAATCCTGAAGTTGCAGTACCAACTGAAGCAGTGTATGCACCATCATAATTTACATCAGCTACGGTAGCAGATGCTGTTGAATAACTACCAGATCCAGTTGCAACGTAGTTGATTGAATAACCAAAGGTACCAGCACCATAAAGACCGTCTGAAGGATCTCCTGATTGAGAAGTGATACCCATCAAAGTACCAGTTTGGTTTTGACCAGTAGGATCAAATCCAAAAGGCTTCTTGTTGTTACCATACTTAAAGTCAAGGTAAAATACCAGACCAGAAGGAAGGTTCATTGGCTGTACGGAAACGAATTCTTTAGAAGCGATTTCACCAAAAATCCTACGTACAAGTGGAAGAGCTACGCCAGTCCACTGTTCAAAGCCAGCTCCGGAAGTTCCTGCAGTTGTTGCAGATCCTTCTTTTACAAGTTGTTTTGCTTGGTTTTCAAGCAGGACAGCAACAGTTGATTTTTCGTTGCCACCCCTAAGGCCTTCCATTAGGCCAGTTTTCGACCACTTGGCGATAAGGGGACGTACTTCCGCACCCCTGTTTTGTTCGCCCATGTTTTCAAATAAGTTCATGTTTGTTTGGGTTTTGAGTTAATTAATAATTGTTATTGTAATTCACAAGGTTCTTGAAACGATTGTAGATATCGTTGCTTTCAGTCAAGATTTTAGTCTTTTTCTGAGGAGCGGAAGCGAGACCTTCTGTAATCTTTGTAGCTTTGTTGGTTTTAGGAGCAACTTTGTTACTAATAGACTCAACAAGGGTACTGTAGATAAGTTTGGTTTCACGTACGTTTTTAGCACGATCAAAAGTTTCAATAATTTTAACCTTTTGTGACTCGGTCAAATTTCCTTTACGGAATAGTTTGTTAACAAAGAGAAGTTTAGCGTTAAGAAGATTTACTTCGTTAAGCTTAGTGCGCAAAAACTTAATGACATCATAAGCTTCGTTAAGCTCAGTTTCCATCATTTTGCTTTTCTTTTTCATCTTAGCTTCTTCCATTTTGTATTCTTCAGACTCCATGTCTTTACCTTCATCACCTTCTTCGTCTTCCTCTCTCAAAGCTTGGATAAGCTCATTAAGATCAATTTCTTCGTCAACCTCTTCTTTTTCAGCCTCATGCTCTCCTTCCATCATTGTGGTAGGATCTTCTGGGTCTGCATACTCTGAAGTTTGGTCTTCGGTGTCCAGTTCACGGAGAAGTTCTTCAAGTTCGGTGTCGTCACCTTCTTCACCACCGACAGGAGTTACTTCATACTCCTCACCGTCAAGAGAAAAGGTGTTGTCTTCTTCACCGCCCATGTCTTCTACATCTTCAGAGTCATCTACGTCAGCAGCGTCACCCATTTCATCGGTTTCACCACCAAAATCGTCTTCCTCTTCTTCGTAGATTCCTGCGAGTTCTTGCATTTTTGCTACTTCGTCTTTAGCCATCTTTTTTGTCTCCTCATCATCTGAATCCATTTCCTCAGCAATTTTGTGAGAAAGCATGGATTGCAGCTTGGGAGCAAAAGCTTCTTCTAAAGCGGCTTTAGCGTTTGCAAGAGCAGTTTCGCGGACGGCTTTCGCGTCAGCGATTGCATCTTTCAACAATTTGTTCATTTTGTTTTTTGATTTAATGTCCTGGGGCTATTAAGAGCCACAATTAAGATAAATTTGTAGGACACTATAATTGGATAGTGTATTTGCTCATAAATATGCAGCTGTACACCAAAACGCGTTTACTTTAGTTAAAAAACCTTAATTTATTTGTTTTTAAAGAATTTTTTAACACTTTCTGTTATATCATCAAACGTAACAAAGATATCTACATCATCTGGCATTACCTTCACTTCCATCCCATCTTTGCTTATTTTCTTTACAATACCAGTATTACTTCTAAATAAAGCGTCATTATACTTTTTAACTGCGCTTATATTGAAGTTGATTTCTGGTCCTGTTTCTTGTGGAGCTGGTTTAGCTTCTTTGTCTCCACCTTCTTCTCCTTCACTTCCTCCTTCCTCTGCAGGTGCTTCTTCGTCGGCTGGAGGAGTTTCTTCCTCTGCAGCAGGTTCTTCAGCTGGCTCCTCTGCTTTGTCTTCTTCAGCTTCAAGTAAGTTTGTTAACAATATCTCGTCCTCTTTAAGTGCTTGAGCTGCTTTGAGCTCGTCTTGAGCTATTTGCATTTCAGCTTTTGAAGCATCTATCTTTGCTTGTGCACTTTTTATTTTAGTTATTTCCAAAAGTGTGTGAATTTCTTTACGAATTAAAGCTCGTAAATAGGTTTCCTTACTTTTCACGTCCAATCGCTTTAGTTGTTACGTCTCTACGGTGCTTAAGATACTTGTCTGATTTGTCTACATCTCCATCATTGTCGATGTCTGCGTCTTCTTTTCCAACTGGATCAAGTGCTTCGGCTATTTCAAAATACCTACCTAAAGTACCACCCATCTCTTCATACAAAGCTTCTGCTCTTTGTTGTAGTTTGGAAACTTCAGTTACGGTTTTATTAAACTCTTTTGCTGCTTCTCTCAAAGCTTTCAAGTTACGCTTAACTGTGACTTCATCAAACCAATCCTGAGTTTCTTGTAATACTACATGCTCAGCATTTTCAATAATTTTATTTATTGCAGCTGCGGCTTCTTTTAGACCATTACTTCTGTAAATGGATTTACCGTATTCGTTAAACTTTGCTACTTCTTTTAAAAAGGCACCTCTGTCAACGTTATTAGTTTCGGTAATGTTTTCTACAATCTTTTTGAGTTTCATGTCTTACTATAGTTTGCTGAGTAAATCGTTTAATTTTTCAATCGCATCTTGAATCTCCTCACTTAGTGGTCCGTTTTCCTCAATTGCTTTGTTTAGTGAGGTTAGCATTGACACCATCTTTTCCACTTCTCCTTTGAAAGGCTCTACGTGTGTGTAATCAAATTGCTCTTTTAGAACACTCTGTATTTCCTCGCGGATTAGTTTTCTTAATTCTTGTGTTTTCATATTACATTATTGAGATTATGTCACTTATGAGTGAGTTGATTTTTGAATACTTATTTTGTGTTGGTTGTGTAGATGGGTTACTAACCAAATCCCAACATACAATTTCATAGTCACCAGCTACTTCAACCTTTCCTTCACCTAATTCTCTGATGCTGCCCATTCCTCGTGAGCTAATGCCAAGTCTGATTCCAGCCTTAAGAAGCTCTCTTGCAATGTTTCCAGATGGTGTTGGCAATATTTCAATTTTACCCATCAAATCTGCTCCATCCCACCACAAATCTAATATATTGTGTGATACGTTAGCTAAGTTTACTACCTGAGAGTCGGGATGGTCTAATTCGCCCAATGCTCTGCGTTCGTTGATAAAAACTTGTTTGTATCTATCAGCTTCACGCTTAAGTACTCCTAAAGGATAACTTCTTCCATTCTGGTTAAAGTTTCTGTGATCTTCAGTACTACCTCTCTGCATGATTCCACTTACGATTAATTTTCCATCATTTTTACTGATAGATTCGTTAATCTGTTCTGGTGTATACTGAATAGATCCAATATGGTCTATGATGAGTTGCTTATTCATTTCCAAAAATTCTTTTTATATTCTCTACTACTTCGCTTGGATTCATGTAAATATTTCCTAACGGTTCATCTGCCTCATAGCCTTCGTAAACCAAATTACCTTCATTAAAATTGAGTGCGTATGGTTCACCGTTTAATACAACATCAAACTGGGCTTCAGTTACTCTATATTCTACGTCCTGAGTAGTAAGAGGAATTTGAGCTTGACGAAACAAACTTACAATCTTTTGTTCAACATCTTCACTTACGCCTTCTTTTAATCCTGCTAGCTTTCCAGCTTTAAAGTTAATTTCAGCCACCCTCCGCCTAATTTTATCTATTGCTTCGTTGGTTTTTTTCCAAAAACGCACATTTTCCGTATTTGATTCTTGTTTTAATTTTAAACTATGATCTAAAGCTCTGGAAATCTCGCGTAATGTTCTATTTGCTTCTAAAATTTTAGTATTGATCTTTTGGCTTTGGGTGGCTGATTGATCCTCTCTAAATTCTTGGTAGCTGAGTTCGTGAAGTTTAACAAAGTTTATTTTTTCTTTTGGTGCTTTAAGTGAATAAGCATATTGATCATCGTCTAGATCTAAGTTTTGAGTTCCTTCAGAGTCTGGATTATCAGAAAAAGCTTTTGGTGTCAGATAGCCAGGAACACCTGCAGTGGTGCTACCTTCTCTGATCTTTTTGATCTGCTTCTTTATATAAGACCGTACTTTGGCCAGTTCGTCCTCAGTTAGCATGCTTTAATTCTTTTAATAGTTCGTGATAAAGCAGAAGGGAAAGTACGTGATCCTCTTTTACGTTTCTTACCTTTTTAAACTTGGCAAGCATTGCATTTACTTCATTCAACTTAATAGTTGTTACCTTATCTTTTACTCTGCTTTTAAGCTTCTCTAAGTTGTTCTGAATCCATACACTTTCTTTTACCATGAAGTTTTTTAAACTCTCGGTATTAGATATGTTGTTAATATACTCTTTCAAAATTCCCTTTTGCTTTGCTGATAAGCCTGCATATCGTTCGTTAAACTTATCAATCATCAGCTTATAAGCAAGAAGTCTGATTTCTTTGTCTTGTTTCAAGTAAGATTCAATAATTGACTCAGTAGGATTTGGTTCGGCTAGTACTTTTTTTCTTGTCAAATGCTCAACAATAGTAAAACGACTCTTTACTACCTCAGCTACTTTTGCAACAGAGACACCTTCAAAAATACGATAAATTGAAGCGTACACTTTGTAATCGTTGATGTTTGTTTTAAAAAACTCTACTAGATCGTAGTGCTTTTTAATTTCACGAATAAGAGTGTATTTTTGCTCCTTTAGTGTGTTTCTATTTAACTTATTATGCAATTTTACAGTCGCATTAAGTAAGTAAGTTGCTTTTTCTGAGTTGCTGTACTTTTCCTTAAGCAGTGTTTGGTAAAGCATTAGCTCTTTTGCTAATGTTGTATTTGGCTTAAAGAACTCACGAATGATTGATAATGCAGGTGATTCTTTTACACCTAACATTGTGTCTGCTGCGACTTGTCTTGTTAGGAGCTCAAATAGAATTCCTGTGTTTTTAATCTTCGAGTGTGTTGATTTTTTCATCTAATAATAAATATAGTACGTTTGTCTAATCCTCGCGCAAAATGTTGTCTTCGTTTAATAAATTTGGTTCATCAGACTGATTGTAGGTTTCTAGTAACGCTTTTCTCTTTGTGGCGTCGTAGCTATCTAACATAGTTTTGTATCTTGAGGAACCTTCATAAACTTTTCTATTTGCTTTATTGCCAAGAGGATCCCATCCTAGTGGATGGCTATGCGTACCATAAGTGCCTGGTTCTTCGGGTCTTCCAGCACCTGGCCAACCTCCTTCCGGAACTTCTCGCTCATCATATCCTTTAGGAACGCCACCATTTCCTTTATATAAGGTTGCAATATCGTGTGGTGTACCAAACGATTGTCCTGTTTTAACTGGGTCGTTTCCTTCAGTTTTGATTTGCTCGATTCGGAACTGTTCTTTTGTATCTCTGATAATTCTATTTTGTTCTTGCAGGTACTCTGCTTCGTGCATGTTGAATAGGTTTTCATAGATCCACGGTCTACTAAACAGTTTCTTTTCAATCATGTCACCAGCTAAAGTTACTTTCGATGTCCACAATTCAATCTTCTCCTTTTCATAAACGGTAGAAGGTGAGGTTAATGATAGTTGAAAGTCAACCAAGTCTTCATCAGTAAAGCCCTGAGCATATAGATGTATGACAGCTACTTTATATAACTCAGACGCTATAATACGCTGAATACGCTCAATGGTTCTTGCAAACCTGAAATCTTGAGCTGCTAAGGTAGCTTTACCAGTTGTATCTTCCTCATAACCTAAATAAGCTTTTGGAATCTTTAAAGCTGCCATCATTCTATTTTTTAGATAGTCAATGTCAGCAATGCTATCGTACTGGATTCCAGTAAGATTCTCTATTGATGTGCCGCTCTCAGATCCACGAACTGGAAGATAAAAATCTTCTAGTAAGTTCTGCATATTGTACTTTAGATTGTATTCACCAGTATTTGGATCTATATATGGAACTTTCTTCATTTTATTGGTCATTGCTTCCATAAAGGCGTCAACCTCATTTGGTGGAATATTACCAATATCAATCTTAAAAATCCTTTTATCTGGGGCTCGCATGATACGATGAATTAACATTGCATCTTCCATCAAAGTCAACTGCTTCCATACTTTACGAGCTGGCTCAAGGAGGGAACGGCCGTAAGGTAAAAAGTTGGTATCTGTGAGTAATCTAAAATGAGCTATCTCGTAGTTATCGTACTCTTCTGCATCGGACTTACTACCTCCATATTTACTTGACAAAGCAGTATAATCTCTTTTAAATCTTACTCTATGTGGATTAGCTGGGTCAAAGTTTTCTTCTCTGATCATCTCGTAAGCAGAAATTGGATCTACACCAGTTACACCATATTTTTCTGCAATGTGCAGATGTAGGAAAAAGTCACCATACTTTACAACATTACGAATCCATGGCCATAAATTAAACTCTATGTTCATGATATCGTAAAAAAGGTTATGAAGTACCTTATGTACTCTTTCGTTTCCTGAGGTGATTGTTAGTACATCACCGTACTCATTCTTTACAGTACATTCATCAGCATAAACATCTAATGCTGCAGATAAAATACTATCAGTATCCATAGCCTCATAATCTCTAAACAATTCCAACCTTGTATAAAGTTGCAATTGGCCAGCGTGCATTGAAAAGCCTGGAGTTGTGGAAAATAATCTAGAGAATCTATCAACGCGTCTGTTGGTTTGAATATTTCCATCAGACTGAATATGCTCGGTGTCAATTACCTTTAGTTGATTACCACCGACATTCCTGATAATCACATCAGTGCTAAACAGTCGACGGAGTCTACTAAATAGGTTTGGATTTTGTTCAGCCATTAATACACGTTTTTAATAAATAGTCACAGAAGCCAGTTCAGATCCTCTTGACTATCGTGAGGAGCTGACATTTTCCAAGAATTGTTATTGTAGCTTGGTTTGTATAGTGATGCTGCTGATTTAATATTGGAAACTGCCATTCGGTTAATTTCTATACCAGCTTGTCTTAATCTAAGAGCTGTGTCTCTTACCCATAAACCTTGCCCAAAACTCATTACCAAGTCATCGTTATATCCACTTGCTGCTTCTGCTTTTCCTGTTTTGTAAATAAACACTCGTAATTCTTCTAAAAGTCGCTTACTGCGGATTATACAGCTTTTTTCTCGAATCATCAACTCAAGCTTACTAATCACAAGAGGTCTTACCTTATGTGATGTTGTAAATCCAGCAACTAAACTACTTCTATCTGCTAAATCATACCCTTTAGTGAGATACTTATCAGAATCTAATATTGAGTCTTTTGGTGTGTAATATAAGTTTTTATAACCCCTATCTAAGACTTGTTGTATTGTAGCCCAACCAACATTTGCATTTTCAATTACTAATAACGCATCGTTATATTCGGTAGCAATTGCCACAAGCATATTTCCATACTCCTTTGTACTTAGCTGGCCTTTATATTCTGCAACTTGTGTTACAGACTCAACATCAATCACATGAAATCCAGAAAAGTCAGTCCCATCACCTCTAGCAACGTCAGCAGTTACTATATAATTTTTAGTGTAATCTGGTATATTCCATACCCACAAGTTTCCATCAAAGCCTCTTTTTTCAAGTGGCTCTTGTATATATGTTTGTGCATAGTAGTTGAGTAGATCTGGAGGTATAACTGTATTTCCTGAAGTTGAAAAGTCACAGTCACATTCCTGTGCAGCTAGTCGAGCTCCTAGTTCTGCATCCTGCCTATCTCTCCAAGCTTGGTCTCGTTCTGGATGTACCTGCCATGGTAATCTTACTGTCTTGAAGCTGTTGTCACCGGCTTCGGCATTTACCCACAATCTGTGAAAAAAGTTACTAGTTCCGTTAGGAGTGGATAGAATTATACCTTGACCACCAGTTGATAAGGTTTGTTGTAGTGATGCCCAAAGTTCTTCAGCACCATCTACGAAAGCAGCTTCATCTATGATTACTAATGATAGTGCTTCAGAACGACCTGAAGTTCCTGTACTAGATACGGCTTTGACTTGTGATCCATTTGCTAATCTGAGTGATAGCTTATTATCTTCTATTGTTTTGAGCTTTAACCAAGAAGGTAAATTCTCATACATCACCTTGATTTTTGTTACAAGGTTTTTTGATGTGTTTTGGTCAATAGCTACCACTAAGCAATTTTTGTCACTGTGGAAGAGTATTAGCCACAATGCATATCCAGCTATAAGAGTAGAAATACCTAACTGTCGAGATTTGAGAATAATTACCCTATCATGCTCTAAAAATTCATCTAAGCTATCTTCTTGATAGGGGTAAAGTTTAAAAGGCATTTTACCTTTTTGAGGATGTTGAATCACACAGTACTTTTTCATAAAGTAAGCTGGTGATTTGACACACTTTACGTATTCCTCTTTTATAATTTCCTTGAGGTTTACTTCAGCCATTGTAACTAAGTTTTATTAAAATACAGTGAAGCCTAAAAACGCAACTAGTGTCATTACAACTAATGAAAAACTAAGTGCTTTCTTTGTAAAGGTGAGACGTTTTACTTGCTTTTCTAATCTTTTATTGTAGGTTTGTGTAGCAGTTATTATATTGTCTTGATATTTTATATACTGCTGTGATAAGCTGTCCTTAACAACAAAAGCGGATATAATGCTATCTTTAGCAGACACCTTTGCTTCGGTCAGTCCTAAAAGACTTCTTGTGAGTTTTAATTCTTCTTTAGCTAAATCCCCTTGAACTAAATCAACGGCGACTTGTTGAGCTACTTCGTACGGTATGCACACTCGACTTGTATCGATTTGTGAAAAACTCACTGAGCTGAGTAGGAGTAAGCTTGCTAAGATCTTTGATTTTTTCTTCATAATCTTTTCGTATTTTAATTATAACTTTTTTCTTTTCCCTTATGTCCTGATTAAGTTTTTTAACTGTGTCACTGTAAAGGGTTATAACACTGTCTGACATTATCTGCTTATATTGTATATCGGTTATTAGGCTGTTCAGACTATCAATTTGTTTTTGATATTTTGCTCGTTCACCTTCAAAGGTGTTTGGTTTTGGTTGAAAAATAATGTAAGCAATTAGTAAAATGCTCAAACCAGCTAAAACAAAAATTGGATCAATGCTCTTTAAGTTAAACTTCATTATCGTACTGTATTAACCTTAACACTTTTTAAAATATTCAACTTTTGTTCGCTTGAAAGACCCCACGATTCCATAATTAGTGTCATAGCACTCACTAGTTCCTCAGTTCCAACCTCAAAAGATGCTGACTTGAGTTTTCTTACAAATTCACCAGTTACCTGTGCAATAACTTCTTCTGGATCTTGTTCTTCTTCCTCTGGAGTTTCTGGGGTTTCAGCTGGAGTTTCTTCCTCCTCTACCTCTTTTAAATATTTACGAATCTCATTGCGAAGATAATTACGTAATTGTTGTTCTTTCAGTTGTACAGCTTTTTTCATACTATTTTACTTCTTCAATAATATCCAAGAACTTAGTTGTTTTGGCATCAAAATTTTTCTTATCTTTGTTATCAAATAACATTACTTCAATCTGACCATCTTTTTGTTTCATTTTGCAAATAGTTGCATCAAACTTCTCCAAGCCAGTTAAAGTGTAGATCATTCCAAATACAGCTTGTTTTTCTGTTACTTTGGCCATAATCTGAGCTTCTGTTACGATCAAATCTAGTCCACCAAAGCTGGTGACTTCGGCAGTAAAGATATGCTCCTCATTTTTTGTACCAAGGTATCTAAACAGAGGTTTATATCCGTGTTGAGTTTGGAATTGACGAAAATAAGGCAAAGCCATTAATTCTGGCTGAGTGCTTTCTTCCTCTCTAAGAGGTATAAGATTTACTAATTTCATGAATATCTGCTTTTTTATAAATAGTTAGCTTTTTCCTTTCCGCCATCCTCCACCAGCTTTTTTATACATTTTTGCTGCCCAAGCGTTTGCATAAGCTGATGGATAAACATCAAACTTCTTTTTTGCTTGAGACTTGTAGTATGACCATTTTGCTGGGTCTGTTGGTATATTCTTTTCTAGTAGTATGTTTATTTTTTCGAGAAGAGATTCACTAGCTCCTGTTTTCACTTTTATTGGTTTCTGTCCTTTTGTACTTTCACCACCCTTTTTAGCATCTCCTCCTTTACTTTGAGCAGCTCGTTTTCTTTTTACAAATGCCGCTCTGCCAGCTTTACCTAACTTTTGTGCTTTTTCTTTACTTAAGCAAGCTGAGTAGGGATCTCCTTCTTTTGCATCTCCACATTTTCCAACGCGATCTCCTGATGTATTGTATCTGTCCCATCCTCCACCACCTACACCTCCAGCTCCACCTTTACCAAACCAAGCTCGTAAATCTTCAAATAGGTCTTTGAGTTTAATCATATTTTTTAGCTAAGAATCGAAAGTAAATGGATAATCCAAAGAACAGTCCCGCTATAGAATACAAAGCGAAGTTTGCTCTCCATAAAGTTCCTGTCAGTAATATAAGCCAATATTGAATTATATCGAACCCAAATGGATTGAAAAACAGAGCTGCCATTAGGCACCAAGTTGCTAGTTTTTTTGATATTTTGGGATCGACTACTATCACCGTCCATGCTTGGTTT